TCTATCTTTGTGTCTTTTTAACTCGTCCCCCTTTTTATAAATTCTTGCATACGTGTATGCTGGATATAATTTAAGACCTGTTACTTCTTCCATTTTAGGCTGGCATTTTAACATTAATGTCTCCATAGCAATATTAGAATACTGACTATATGTTTCTGGTATCTGTTCATCTCTACCTTCATAATGACCTATGATATTTTCAAATGGTGAAATGTATCTAGCGTTTCTACAAGTATCATAAACTTGTTTTTGCATACTAAAATAATTTGCAACAAAAGCTGCTAGGTCTTTTGATATAGCTTGACGGATAACGGTATATTTATTTTTCTTAAAACTCATATCTTTTGTATTTGTAAATTGTTATCTAAAGCAATTTCCTCTAAATTATTTTTAACAATTCCATTTTTAAATTTTATTTTAGGTAAATACATTTTATCACCATTAAAGTAATTACAATGATTTGGAGCCTTAATTTTAAAAGGTTTAATACTATATTCTATTTCAGGATGACATAACCAGTAAATAGGTTTTTCTAAATACCATGTCATTTTTGAATTTTTATTCACATGATTTTTTAAAACTTGATAAAAAAATGTATATAATCTTATATTATCTTTATCTTGATATTTTTTTGAAACACAATCATCAAAAAAAATAGTATCAAAAGTTTTAAGATTTTTTAAAACATCTTGCCAATAACCTTTAACTATTTTTACTTTATGTTTTTGCTTTAAAGACCATTGTTTTGCTTTTTTATAAAGTATAGGCTCAATTATTGTATGTGATTTAATATTATATTTTTGAATTTCATTTGCCGAATAACCGAATCCAAAACCTATCTCTAACACATCACCTTTAGGTTTTAAATTATTAATTAATTTTTTCATGTAAGGTTTTTCCCATTCCATCATAACTTGAAAATTTATATCTTTATCAAAGATAGTATCATCTTGTATAAAATAATTAGACATCTTTAGCCATTTCTTTTGGTACAGCTTGTATATTCCAATGTATAAATCTAAAAGGCTCTTTACCAAAGTCTACACTAAACTCGTGTTCCAAGAACCCTGGAAATATAATTAATGTACCTGGTGTAGGTTTAAAATGTATAAGCTCACTACCGCCCCACACACCTTTTTGATCTGGCTTCATTTTTAATTTTGTAGCTCTAGCTCCAGTACGTGGTTCGTGAAATACAGGGTAAGATGTTTTATCACTACACTTTAAAAAATAAAAACCTGATACGTGTTGATTCCAATGTACGTGTGCTGAATGATGACCACCACCTTTTTTAGCAAACTCTTGTACCCACATCTCACTAAACATAGTAGTGTATTGTTGCATATCAAAACCTTGATGATCTAAATACTCCCAAGACTTTTGACCAATGTAATTTCTAAAATCTAAAAAATCATTATCAGCTGTAAGCGGTGTTGAGTGATAGGATCTCCCAAAATCACCATGCTCTTTAATAAAAGCTTTCTCTCTTGTTCTTGCATCTTTAATATATTTATTAGATGCTTTGTTTAATGATTTTACAAACTCTGGTTTTTGTTCTGACCAGATAGCAGTGTTGAAATAATTACTTATATACATTATTTAAAAGGCCTTCCTAAATGCCAAACTACAAGACTATATCTTGTGCCTGATGTTACGGGTTTAACTCTATGCCATACAAAAGAAGGAAATACAATAATAGATCCTTTCGGTAAAATCTCTTTTGCTCTTCTTAAATGTTTAGCTTCATCTCTCATGTGTGGATCGTAGTCTCTAAAATCAAATTCTAATTCACCACCTGTGTATTCTGAACCATCTGTTAACTGACAAGTCATAGATAGTTTTCGAATTCTGCCATGCTCTGGATGATTAGGGTCTTTTCTATCATAAGCTTTATCCCAACTATCACAGTGCCAATCATAATATTGATTATGTTTATATTTTGTAAACTGACAAGACTCACTTCTTTCCCAATCAAAGTTCCAACCAGCTTGTTTATTTGCTTCGTGAACATATGGGTGTAATTCTTTATATATCCAAGTATCATTTAACCAAACTAGATCAGAGTTTCTTTTTCTTTTTAAGTCTTTAACTTCTTCTTTAGATAATTTTCTATCTCCATAACCACCCGTTCTAGCCATTGTTTCTTCTTGTTGATTAGCATAAGCTATAACATCATCACAAAACTTTGGTGTTAGAACACCAGTAAAATACCAATAATAATTAGATATATTCATATTATTTCAAACCACCCTGTTACAATGTATTTTTCTTCTGTTGGAGATATAATCCCTTTATGTGGATGAGTAAATTCAGCTGGCCATATAATTAACCTACCTTTTTTAGCAAAAAAAATTTTATTTTGAAAAGGAAATTCAGTTCCTCCTTTATCATTAACTGTATTTAAATATAACATATATACTAATTGTCTATTTTTATATTTAGTATCTCTTTCATAATGTAACCAATCAAAACCTGTTTTTGGTTTATAATGTTGTATTTTATTTGTAATGGATGTAGTGACAGAATCTTTAATATTATATTTATCTAAATATTTTTTAGCACACACTGCTAAATTTTTAAAAAAAACTTTAATAACTGTATTGTTAGAATCATTGAAAAAATGAACCTCTTTAGTATTTTTTATGTCAGGTCTTTGAAATTTATACTCATTATTATTTTTATAATAATCCAATAATTCATCACAAATTTTTTCTGATATTGTATATTCTTCTATAAAATTAGATATATTCATAAGTTATGGTTTGAACAAAATTCAAACTATCTTTCTGATCATTTGATACAATATACATATTAGTAGATGGAAACATAACAAACATATTTTTTTTAAGTTCTATGTCCCAACTTCTTCCCTTACGTCTATTATCATCAAAATGTATTCTTACCCAACACTTATCAACTTTAACTCCGTAAAGCATTGTAAAGTCAGGTGAGTTTCGAAGATCTACTGGATCAACATTTAATAAAGGTTTAGATACTTGACTAGGTTTATAAATATCACCCCAAGAATTTTTATTAATTAAATTGATACCATAATCAAGACCGATAAAGTCTCGCATATAAGTATTTAACATATCCCAAGTTCTTGAAAATGGAAATTGTTTATTAGTAAATGATGATTGTAAAATATCGTTAGTAAGTTTTTCTTGGTCTATCTCAAAACCTTTCGGCATATCGATATCACCATAAAATAAACTTTGTTCTGTTAATACTTTCTTTTGCATACCACCACCTGATATATATTATGCTTTAGAGTTTGTCAAATCCCAAGTTGTATTAGATTCATTCCAAGCGTAACTCCAAAAATGAGTGTTAGCTTCGTTTTGTGAAGTTTGTTCAGCTGTCAATGCTGGAGCATCACCTATTGGTGATTTCCAAGAAGCTGATTCATTATGTTTTACCCAAGATGCATATGGTTTTTTAGGCCAGAAGATTTGATCATCTTCGTCCCAAGTATAACCTATACCTGCATAATTTCCTCTTAATGGTGTACCACCATCTTTATGTTGATTACCAGATGTATTGTAAGATGTTTGAATCCACATTTGTGCAGGCCAATTATTGTGTTGTTCTAAATATTGTTGACCTACTGCTTCGTCTTCTACTCCATCAGCATTTAACATATCTTTGTTATCAAGTGTTAATACTTGAATAACTTTACTGTTCGCTCCTAATTTTGCAAAATGTGCCATAATTATTCTCCTTATATATTAATTTTAAATTTTAGTAAACACATAAATATTATTGATATTTGTATCTAATAATTACAATTCCACTGCCACCATTTCCACCTTTAGAAGTATTACCTCCTGCACCACCGCCACCACCTCCAGTGTTAGTTGTTCCTGCTAATCCATCCGCATATTGTCCTCCACCATCACCACCACCATCAGCACCAGAAGATCTAGTTGGACTACCATCATTACCACCACCGCCACCACCAGCTCTTGCAACAGGTGAACCTGAAATTGAAGTTGTTGCTCCTGCACCACCAGGACCTCCTAAAGATCCAGGAGCAGTAGTTCCTGCAGCAGTAGCACCACCTCCACCACCACCTCTATCTGGATTAGATGGATTAGGAGTAGATCCTCCTCCTGGTTGTCCTTGAGGAGGACTTACAGGAGGGGTATTACCTGCTGAACCAGGAATAGAACCTCTACCACCACCGCCTCCACCTGATCCACCAGTTGTACCATTTCTTTGAAAAGCTCCACCTCCACCACCACCTGTTGATATTATTGTTGAAAATACTGAATTTGAACCTTGCGCACCATCACAAGAGTTAGTAACCGATTGACCCCCTAATCCACCGCTACCAACTGTTATTGGATAAGCTTGTGCTGTTACTGTAATTGCTGTTCCCCCAGGATTACCGTTTAAAGGAGATACTGAATAACAACCAGAAAGAGGTGCTCTGTATTCTCTAAAACCACCAGCTCCTCCGCCACCAGCACCACAAACACCACCTCCGCCGCCACCACCAGCTGCTACTAAATATGAAACATTGTTTCTTGTTGGTCCACAAGTTCCTGCTGCTTGGCAGACTGTGAAAGTACCTGGCCCTGTAAATGTATGAATTTTATAATCTCCAGAAGTAGTGATTGTACCACCTGTTGCTATTATAAAAGGAGAAGCACCTGTTTGAGATGTTTGAGTTTCTTGAACGTTAACCCAACCTTCTGTGCCATCAACATAAACAAAAGTGGCAGATTGTCCATTTATAGTTAATTTTGCATCTTCTGCAATACCACCTATTTTTTCCGATCCATTTGGATTAATTGTTAAATTATTTGAAGCAAAAGTTCTTGTATAATCTGCAAATGCAACTATTGCACCTGCTGAACCTGCAGGTAAATTAGCAGTCACAGCTCCTGAACTTGTGTCTA